CAAGATGCAAAGCACCCACCAATCTGATCTGATATAACGCCAGTTGATGAAATCTTAGCAGAGCATAGTGCTGGACTCCCCGACCCTGGACTCGTCACAACATCTCTAAACGTCCCTGTGATCATGTTGCGCTCTTTGTAGTCTGCGCCTTGTTTTTGGCATTTAACAGATACTCCTCTCGAGGCTGATCCGTTCCCAAAGGTAATGCCTGTGTTTGTCGAGGAGAACACCCGAGAAGCTTGCGCGGCTCCGGCTGCCGATATATCGCTGACCGTACAATTCATTGGGTTTGCGAGCGTCAGGTTATACGTGCAGGCATAGTTGATGTTGTCGCCTGTTGTGCAGTTTCCGTTTATCCAGTCAAGGTTTTCATTTGTGACGGTTCCAGTGCCTCCAATCTGAGCACTAAACACATTCTCACAATCACTAGGCTTTCTACATTGTTGAGAGTAAAGAGAGACGCGAGAGTTGAGGCCTGCGATTGGGACGGAGGCGGTAAAGGCTAAAACTTGGCCGTTTCCAACTAGGTTGTTGCCATTCCTTACTGTTAAGTTAGAGCCTTGTGTTGATAGCACTTGGCTAAAGTTTACATAAGTTACATTTGGCTGAATTAAAGCGTGATAGACCCGCATTACATCATTTAAGTTTGAACCTGCTGAACCTGCAATTTGCAAGCTAGGAATAGAGTCTGTGCCCGCAGAAGTAAAGCCGCTAGGTAATGATACCCTTGCTTCTACCGCCGTAGATGTTCCACTCGTAAACCTACCCCTAATATCAATATTGGAACCATTTACTCTGTAGAAAAACTCACTAACGGAAGGCGTGCCAAACCCTGTAAAGGTCGGAGTATAACCAATCCACGGACCCACTGCGCCTGTCTCCTGATTCATTGCCGGAGTTCTTAATCCGAGAAAACACTGGTCCATTCCTGACGCTGAACCAGTGCCAAGAGATGTAAGCTCGATGCCTGTCGTGCTCGTCCCTGCTACGAATGAATAAAGATCGTAGGTCTGAAATAGCGGATTGCTTTCTACGTCTACACAGGAGGTAGTGAGAACACCATTTCGACGAACGCATAATTTTAAATCTGTTCGATTAGACCAAATATTACACCAAGCTGTCATGGTCATATCGGTGAGATAGGACGTGTCCACATCTTGGTACGCCGATTGAGCAAACGCGCCTGAAGCTAGGCTCAAGCTGTATTTCCCGTCAGTCTTAAGTGTGTCGATGATAGTGTGAGAACTTAAAATCCAGCCACTCTTACCTTGCTCAAAGCTAGGATTAACCAGTAAGTTGCCATCCGTGTACTGCCTGATCGATGGTGCAGGCTGGGCAAAGCAGTCCAGTGTAAAAAGCAATAAAAGTAAAAATAATTTTTTCATAACAAACCTCTATTTGAAAGTAGGGTAGAGCGCGTCGATAAATAAAGACACATCACCTGCTGCGGAGACAGTCTCGTTTGGCTGATCTCTCAGCAAGCATATAATTAAAGTATCATTAGGTGCGACCGCCTCCCCGTCGATTAGGCCGTCTTCGTCAGTTAGATCGAAGTCGTTGCCTGCAAAAACCTCATTAGCTGTAGTTGGTACTGCTACTGTCGCTGTAGCGCCAATATGCTCGGGTAGCCCTGAAAGAGGTTCCCCCACTCGTAAAAGCTTAGTAGCTGTCCTAAGACGCACGTCCCCCGTATCTATCGCGGTAAACATGAGAGCACCTTTAATAAAAATCTGGACACCCGCCTTATATTTTTCTGGTACTTTTATGAGTGCATACACACTCTGAAAATCGGCACTATCCCAAACCAACGTTCGGACACCCTGCTGGAAATTTTCAAGCGGAGCTAAGGAAGCATCGTCTGGTCGCCAAATTAAAGCCGAGCCGCCGCCCCCTCCGCCACCGCCGTCCTCTTCCCAATTAGCGTTATCAATCCCGCCGATTAGGCGGTACGTTGTTTCATCTTCAAGGACGTGTGTGGCCAGACCAATGTAGCGGACAAGTGGATCCAGTGCATCTCTATCTGCTAGTGTAGCTAAGACATATCGAGAATCGACAGGTATGTTTGATCCAATTCTAAAGCCGTCGTTTAGTTCAATTGCCATGGCACTACCTTATAAAAGTAAAGCTAGATGTACCAGCTGCTTGGACGTTATTAAATTCGTAGATTCGGTATGATACAGGATTACCGTCGAGTCCTGTGATGTTCTCTGTACGAAGAGTCCATGAACCAATAGTCTCAAATCCGTTTTGATCTAGGATGCTCGTAAGCGCTCCGTAAGAAGCGGGGTACGCAAAGTAAAACACATCGCCGCCCGCATGCACGAAAGTCCTATTTACATTAGCCGAAGAGGCAATGACGTTCTTAGTGAGTCCTGCCACTGCGGCAGCTGTGATTCCTGGAACATCGGAGCCAAAATAATAAGGGTAGACAAAATTGAACGTGACGTTTGAGCCCACCGTTGTAGGGCCGCCGCTATCTCCGTCGTCCGTGATCTCGCATCGAAACGTCACGTTGTCAGAGAAAGAGCCAGTCCAGTTGAATGTCGTGGCCCCTGAGCCTGTGATCGTAGGGGGTTCAAAGTTCGCAATCTCAACCATGTTCAGCAAGAATCTAATACGGGCGATGTCGTCTGTTCTCTTAGTTACGTTTGCAGTCAAGGTTGAAGCCGTAACAGCGGTGCCTTTCTCGCGAATAGTGCCCGAACCAGAAGCCGTGAAGTTCAATAATGGTGCAAGGTAAGAATAATCGACGATCTTAAGAAGTAATTCTCTTACACTATCTGCTTCGATTACTTGCCCGAAGCGTGCGGAAAATCCTCCAAAAGTACCATCATTCCACTGTGGCTTTAAGTCTCCGTCAAGGTCTAGGAAATCACCTGGATTTGTTGGCGGTGGCGTACCGCCCCCATCTGCGATCTCTTGTTCAATCAAAGCGATCTGCTCATCGACGTATTCTCTAAGCTGCTGTGAGTATCTAGCTGTGGCCAGAACTCCCATGACTGCACGGTCCATCGATCTCTCAATGGCTTCCGGAGAATAGTTCCCTAAGTCTCTTAAGCGCACTGGCTGCGATACAAATGGATTGAACGATATCATGAGCAAGAAATTTTCTGCTAGATTCCCTGATTCAAGCCAAGGCTGCCCGTCGTCGACTAGTGTTAAAGTCGCGAGATAGTTTGGACGGCCAATGTTTGCTAGTTGATAGTCGTCCGTTTCATCTAAGTCGTAGATGTCTCCGGTTGGGGATTCAATCCACGCGATGATCGATGTGTTCTCGAATGTAGGGAAAGTGATTTGATACACATTAAGCGTGCCGTCTCCCACGTAATCTGAGTAAGGTTGGGTATTATTTGGAATCACCGATTCATCCTTTTTCTCATTTTCGCTTCACGTTTTTGTCTGCGCCTTTGCCTAATTGTTACACGTTTTTGTTCTTCTGTCATTGCTTGTTGATCGTATTTGAGGTAGCGAGCATATCCAGCGAAGGCAGATATTCCCGACATAAAAGATGCAGTATTTAAAATGCCTCTAATTTGTCTCGCTGTCATGTCCACCCCATCCCATGAATCAGAGAGTCCGTCGACTGATTGCTTGGCATCTGCCAGTCTCGTACCAACAGGACCAGTGGCGAACTCACCTTTCGTGAGGGCTCCGACTGTAATCCTGCCAGCAAGCGGAAGCATCTGATCGATCACATCGCCGCCAAGTCTAATCGCTGTTTGATTAAATTCGCGGTCAAGCTCCTCGGGAGTCTTCTGTCTCTTAATCTTATCCTCTTCTCCGAACATGGCCTTAAATAATTCTTCAAGCCCTTCATCGACTCCCATGGAAAGAATCGAAGGTAGTGCCACCAAGAAAATAGCTGAGCCAATCGCAGCCTTAAACTTGCCCATGGCTTCTGGACTCGCTTGAATGTCTTCACGAACCAAGTTTGAAATAGTGATCGGGTAATTCGAAGCTGCCATAAAGAGTCGTTGAATGTTGCTACCAAATTGGAGCGCCGACTGTGCGCTTAATTCAAAAGAGCCCTGGGATTTTTCCACTGCATTGATAGCAATGTCCGCAGCTTTCTTAGGTCCGTATTGAGCCACGTTGGCATTGTACACGCCCATGAATACTGACTTATCAACGATGTTCTGGAAAGCTTGAATGGGCCCGTAAACCAAGTTCTCATTAGTCTCTTGCCCTCGAGCGATAATATCGTAGTTAGCATCCAGCCTGTCATACCCTCTGATAGCGTTACGCTGCCCCTCTTGGAAGCGACGTAGAGCTCTTGGAGAGTACTGCTGGGCAATTTGCATTACGTTGTCGTTGCCTTGAGACACCAAAATTCTGGCACCGTTAGCCACGTTGACTGAGCCCGCCGAATAAGCTGCAGGCAGAAAACCCACCAGCTGCTTAAGCCACGTGCCCACTCCGAAAATATAAGTCACCATGTTTGAGTTTCTACGGGCAAAGCCTGCGGCTTGATCGACGGCTTCCCATGCAGGAGCGACCGGTGAAGAGTATTGCTGTAGCTTCATGCGCTCAAAATATGGTTGAATCACGCTCTGATAAATTCCAGGACTTCTCGTTTCAAGAGCATCCTGCACTTCTCTGTTTGCAAACACGCGACCAAAAGTAATTAAAGACTCGCGCATATGAATCACGTTCAACACGCCTGCGATATCTGGGAGTAATCCTTCGAAGTCTAGTTTCACGGGATAGGCACGCTTAGTTCTTTTATCGGCGAATCCTGTGTACATATCTTCGACAAGATCGATCGTTTTATAAATAGCGTGGTCGGGATCCAATAGTGATGCGCCCACGTAATCAGCATTTGATTTGTGCATTCTTACTGGAACGTAGCCACCTTCGATCTTACGGTCCTTGCCATTAATCTTGACGGTGAAAGAGCGAGCTCTAACTTCCCCCATCTCTCTGCCATCGGTTTTACGAATGGCTTTCTTTTCTTCTGGCAAGAGCTCATTAAAGATGCCCCACACTGATTCAAATAAATCGAAGTGCGCATCGTTTAGTCTGCCTGCGTCGATCTCATCTTGTATGGCCTGACGGAATTTTGAATCGTCTAGGAGTCCACTGTTTAAATCGTAGTTACCTAGCGCACCGGTCGCCTGCCCCGCTGCATCGATAAAGCCACCCAGAATGAGCTTCTCAGCGCCCGAGCGTGAACCGAATAGAAGTATTGCCCGCCAGAAGTCGGACGTCTTAGCGAAGGATTTACCAAGCGCTGGGGACGGCATTGGCTTACTGTATTCAGAGCCGCCGAATCTTCCTGCCACTGCTTTGATAGAGCCTAGAATCGAAGGGTCCTTTACGACCGCTTTGCGCATTGCCTCTTTAAGCTTGGTAGAGATTTGATCGTAGCGCATTCCGCGCTCAGCTTCTCTATCCGCCAGCTCGTTCACAAAAGACGATAGGATTGATTCGTTAAAGTTCTTTTCACCGCCAGCGACCTGAGTAAGGATTGAGCGGAGGTTACGAGAAGACAGCCAGTACTTATCGATCATGTCTGCTTTACGCAATTCCTGCCCTGCCTTGAGTGGCATGAGGCTAGAGACAAGTGAACCCACTGCCTCTTCGATTTCAATTTCTTGATTAGCAATCTCGAGCGTTTTGGCTTTACGGGCAGCGTGATCAAAACGAGCAAGCAAGTCACCAAAAACTAGAAGGCCTGCGACGTCCATGCGACCGGCTTCTTTTCCGGCGAGAAGTGTTGCAAGCTGTGCCATGCGATCATTGATTGGCTTGATGTCCGCTTCCGTGACTGCTGAGTCAGGGAAGTCTTCGATTGAATAGGGTTCAAGATCAAACGTGCCTTCTGCCAATTGAACTATTTTTTGTTGGGCTTCTGCCATAACCGACGCATCTTTCTTCTTCGCGTCCGCTTCTGACTGCACGCTGTACTTCATGATGTTTGCAGCAAGCGCCTGGTTTTTCTTAAGCTGCTTTGCAAACTCCATTGCCTGCCCGTAAGCGCGGAACTGGATTCCTTGTTGATACTTAAAGTTTAGTGCCGAATTAATATCACCGCTCTTAAGTGCTTGGGCTGCTTGCCTGCCTAAACGCTCAGATGATCTTAAAAACCCTAGTGGTCTGAAGTCTCTGGCTTCTGTTGAGAGTACTAATTTGTTGGCTGCCTCATTCATCGCAGGCTCAGCCAGCTTGCTTCTAGTACTCGCTGGAAGTGCGACTCTAGAAGCCAAGTTCAATAAACCGCTCTGCGACTTATCTGCCATGAATCTTATCTCGGCGTTTAAAAGTCTTTTCTTGGCTTCGCCATTCACTGCCTGGACTGCAATAGCGTGAATCTCTTCATCGGTTTTGAATACGGGAAATTCTTTGTCAGCGATCTCTTTTGCTCTAAGGTCAATCTTTTCCTGCATGCGACCCATCTCAACCATCATATCGATGAACTCAATGCCTGAGCCAAGTCCAAGGGCCCCGACGAAATTATCAATGTCGACGCCGCCTTTCTTCTTGTTTGCGATTAGGTAGTTTGGAAGTGACTTGCGCACTTGAGCTGCGATTGCCTCGTCTTGGATTCCTAGCGCATTCATGAAGCTTGTAAAGGAAACACGGGTCTCACGCCCTTCTGCTTTGCCTTCTTCATATTGTGCGCGCAATTGCTCTGCCGTTACCATTACTGGCTCCGACATAACTTCTTCTGTTGCCTGCGCGTATATGCGATCGGCAGCTTCATCGATTAGTCTGTCTCTTTCGCGCACCTTGCGCGTGAACATCTTGCCGTAAATTTCTGCAATGGGTGCCGATCTAGCAAGCCCCAAGAGCTCGGTCAATCTTGCCTCTTGCTTTTCATCTCCTAAGAATCCTTGAGGAATCGAAAGCTCTGGAAGCAGCGGACCTACTGTTTCGTCGATCTTAGCATTTGCCATGATCAGCGTTTCAAAAATACTTTGAACTTTAGGCGAGAGCTCAAGTGTTGGATATCCTCTTAAGCGATTGATAAACTCTGCCACCGATGTCATGAACTGGCGCAAGCGCTCCATCGTGTTTCTGATTACTGTGTTTGAGAAATCACCATCCAAGAAATACTTCTCTGCCGTTTGAGCAAAAGCCTCCTGTCTCAACGTCATTGCTGGACCGGAAAGATTTATCAGCTCGCCAATGTTCTCCATGTCCAGGACTTCCGCTACGTCCTGCATGGCCTTCCAGTACTCAGCTTGCATTGGAGTCATGGCTTCCACTTCGATTTCAGATAGTGCTTTGTAATCAAGCGACATGCCGAAAAGCCAAGCGTGAGAAATTTCATGAAGGACTGTTGAGTTTAAGGCCTGCTTATTAAAGATCGCTGTGAAGGATAGTGCCTTCGTGATCTTGTTCATTTTCGTATCAAGCCTGCCAGCCAATACCATTCCGTTAGCTTCATCAATACCATCGCCACCTTGTCTGAAGCGAAGGTCTTTTGCCACGTCCTGTAGTGATCTGCCTGTGGAATCGGCTCTTAATTTCAAGTGGCGATACTGAAGCTCAGCAACGATGGGCACCATTTCTGGCGCGACGTTAGAGCCTTTGATTGATTTCATTATGCTGGCGTTTAAGCCTTGTACAACTTTCTTATCCTCTTCACTTCGACCGCGACTAAACAATTCCAGCGGGCGCAATTCGGAATCAACTAAAGTCGTGTCCGCTTGCAGCTCCTCACTTGTTGGAGGTAGCTGGTCCATCAAGCTGTTAATGTCGTAAGCATTCTCTGCAGCTGGTGCCTGGTCCATTAGTGAAATAGGGTTTTTCTCCCCTTCTTCGATTAATGCTGCAGCTTCGATTGTGTTGTAATCATTTCCATTGAATCTTCCAATCACTCCTACATCGGGGTCCGACATCGTGTGCGCGGTCCACTGTCCAGCTGTGACCTGGAAGTTCACGTCGAACTCTCTGCCAACTAAATAGGACTCCACTGCCTCTGCGCCAAAAGGTCTGAGAGCCTCTACGGGATCCAATCCTTTTGCCTCATGGTATGTTGTCCATTCCGCTGGGGAAACTTCGACTTTACCTTCCGCTTGTTTTTCATATGAAAGAATTAAATCAGCGTCGGAGTCTGCAGTCGCTTCACTTCTTGTTTCTTGGGGTGCCGTATCCTGTTCTGATACAGATTGGTCAATCAAATCAGCCATTCCGTCAGCATCCTCCATCGCAGCCTTAGACTCTTTCATGGCTTCTTGCGTTTCGATTACTGCATCGGCATCATTGACCGCTTCTCTAGACTTGCGAATTTTGTCCATGACGTTAGCTGATTTCTGTCTAAGCTCTGTCACGGTTCTTGGTGCGTTAACGATGGCTCTTGAACCCGCTGCAGTCGCAGTGATTGCAGTACCACCGATACCACCTAGTGCAAGCTCCTCCACGCCCTTTACAGCGATCTTTCCAGCTTCCTCTAGGTCAAGCCTTCCCCCGACTGATGCAGCTGCCGTAGAGGCTGCGACTTCACTTGCGCCCTCTTCCACGGCTTGGACTGCAGTATCCTTGGCAAAGCCTTTGATCAGCTTGCCAGTTTTCTTAGCAATCCCCATGGACTTGCTGGCCGCTTTAATTGTGTTGGCCCCTGCAAGTAAATTTCCTACTGCTTCAAATGAAGCCATAGTCACGGAATAAACGGAAGCTTCTTTTTTCATGTCCGCCATAAAGCGCGGGTCAAGGAAAGCCTTTTCATAGTTGATTGAGCCATCGCTATTTGCGAATCTTTCTGCAGCTTGCTCCATCACGTAGCCTGCAAAAGCGATTGGTAAGTTTGTCGCATAGGCAGTCGCAGCGCCAAGCGCCGGATTAACTGCACCAACCGCAAGACCTGGTGCTGAAGTGACCGCCGATGATGCTGCCATCAATACAGCTTCTTCTGGATTTTTTGCCATGGCTTCTGCCACACCATAGAGAGCGCCAAGTAAATCTTTGCCTGATGCTAAATCCTCTTTAAGCTGGTCCACTCCAACTTGCATGTAATGGTATGCTAGACGAGGAATTGCGCCCAAAGGAATCGAAGCCTTGCCTAGAACACCGGCTATCTTCTTAAAAGGCTCTGATACTTCTTGCGCAGCTTGGCTGAACTCTGCCATGCCTTTCACAAAGCCCGAATAATCTTTGCTTCGACGGATGTTGTCCGTGACGTTCAAAGCTTGTGCAGCTTCAGCTGGTGAAGTCTGCCCTAAAAACAAAGCTGAAATTGCGTACGCATTTCTAACTAGGTTTATGTTTTCGCTTGCTGCTAGGTCGGCGATTCTTGATGTCGTCTTTCTGCCAATTGGGCGCGACGATAATATTGTCTTTTTTAAAACATCAGGCTCGTCCTGAATCTTAGTCGTGTTCTCAGGTGCCAATCCCCACTGTGCCATCTCAGGGAAATATTTTGCAATCGTTGGGATTTGGCGCTCTACCTCTGCCTGCTTACCGCTGCCAGAACGAGCAAGAATAAGGGCATCATTTGGATTAAATCCATTTTTAGTAAGCCGCCTTGCCTCCAATGCTACTTGCCCGTCTTGCGGTAAAGTCGCTGTGGTGGCTATAGAAAGGCTCTGTGCTCTCTGCTCTTGAGCTGGCACTGGTGGTGCAGATGAAGGGACTTGAAAGTCTGCCATGGCCTGATCAAGCGGGCTTTCTTCTGCCACTTCCGGAGCTTGGAAATCCCCCATGATCTGATCAAATGGATCCGATTCAGATGAAACACTTTGAGGCGGAGTGCCCGCAATAGTCATGGGCGCTTGAGCGCCCCACATAGACAATCTTTTTTGCGCTCTGTTTACCAGGCCTGGAACATCTTCATACATGCCCGTGCTTTCATTTCTTGCTTTAGTGTAGCGACCGATTCTTTCGGCGACTCTATCTAGTGGCTCCGAATTAGCTGCCTGCCAAAAACCATTGCGATCAAGAGTCGTGGAGCCAATGTTGTACTCCATATCGACTAGCGTATCGAATTGCCCTTGGGTTAAATCTTGGCGGGTAACTCGTTTAGCTACGTTATCTTCCGCCTGCTTTAAGCGGTCCACTAGTCGGCGCTCAGCTTCAGCCGGAGTTATTTTTCTAGTCGTGTCGCCTTCAGTATCGCCGTAACCAATAGCCGTTTTACCGGTCTTCCAATCACGGTACGGCTCTAGTCGAAGCCCTTCTTCTCTTTTGATAAATTCAATTAGTTCTCTAGATGATTGCCTGGCCACTGTGTCTCCTCAAGGTGCAGCGGTCTTCGATTGGTAGTGTCTCAGTGCCGCATTAATGTTTTCATCTGTTAGTGGGATATTCTTACGTGTGAGATAGTTCCTAATTTGATTAACCTGTTCGCGGTTAGGTGCCTGGTTCCCTAGCCCTTGCGGCTCAATAGGTCCTTGCTCAAAACGCGGCTCAGCTCCAAACCAAGTGCGGACTGACTCCCATGTACTTTGAACTGGTTTTTATTTTGATCGATTTCAATTCTCAGCTTTCTCATGACGGCGGTATCAATATCCATCTGAGCACGTGAAGGGTTGGTCGCTCTTTCTTCATTGTAGATTTCTACGGCTCTTTGTTTAAGATTCTCCATCTCTGGGAATCCTGCAACGTAACCAATGCTCGCACCAATACTCTGGGCAAGTCCGTAGATTCTGCCATAGTCCGCGTCCACGACTCTCTGGTCTCTGTTGTTTCGGCTTCGACTATCATCAAGCTTAATTTGTTGGAGCTCACGCAATTGTCTTGGGCTCAATTGATCTGCGTATGCTTCTGGGATGATCTTTGCAAAACCATCCGGTGCGTTCTGTCCTTGCATAACAAGGTTATTAAAAACGCCAGCGTTTCCTGGCATAGGAACTTGGTTGTTGTTATTGTAAACTCTTTCAGCGAATGAAAGGATTCTGCTTTGCTCAGTAGAGTCCAATGTTTTTAATGTCGCTTGATCAATAGGTTTTCCCGCCGTGATCTGGCTAAACATTGTCGACATTGTTTGCTCAGTCGCGAGTTTCTTTTGCTGTTCTTCTAGAGCAATTCTGCCCTTATTGAACTGCATGGCCTTACCATATACTTTGTCTGTCGGCGAATTATAGCGAAGGAATTTTTCCTGCTCAGCTGGATTCTCTGAGAACTCCGCTGCCTGAGTCATGAGATTACGTGCAACGTCTAGCTCGCCATCTTCGCGTGCCTTGCTGATTAGCTTGACTGCTTTCTCTCTGTCGCCAGGAGTAAGACGTGAATCATAGTTAATTAAAGTACGCTCTGCTTTATCTAGAGCGCCAAGTGTTGCCATCTGGCTGATAGTGCCTACAAGCGTTTTAGATACGGCTTGGTTAGCCCCTGCGGCTGCTAGGTCTGTGTATGTCTCGCCAGTCTCAGGGTCAATGCCGATGGGGTTTTCGCCCCATTTAACTTTAGCGGCTTCGACTGCATCTCTTTCTACTTGAGCAAGAGACTTCGCAAAGACTTCTTCATCTGCAGAAAATTCAATCGCATCGTTCATCGATTGATTTAATCTTTCACTGAATGTTTGCTGCCTTAGCTTTTCGCCCTCTCCATACTGGTGGGCAAACCCAAAAGAATCGTAGCCCGTGATGGTGTTGTCAGCGATTAGATCGAGCTCTGGTCTTAGCTCAGCTGGGTATTCTGAAAGAATAGTATCGACGCTTTTAGCGAGCGTGTCTTTGATCTTTGGGACTTTAGTTAGTGCGTCCGTGCCTCTAGTCGTAGCAGCTTTTGCCTTAGCTTCATAGAGTGCGCGGGTCGTTTCGTTCTTTGCTTTGGTGAGAATAAATTTATTCTTGGCATCTCTGGCCCTTGCCGCTGCAGCTTCTCTGGATTCAACGTCTCTTGCGAGCGTCGATATAAAGTCTGTGCTTATTCTGGGGGCTTCACCTGGGCTAAAGCGAACTCCGCCTACTGGTGAAGATGCTCGGGCTTGACGAAAACCAGGTTGTAAAAGTTCTTGTGGTGTCCTCATGCCCATTATCTACTACTCCACGCTGATGCGCCAAAGTTTAAAGCGGATCCGATCATACTAGCATCGCGCACATTTCTAGCGTTTGCAAGATTATAGCGCTCGCGGGTCTCTTCTAGCTCCAATCCGTATACCTCGCGCAGTGCGTTCATGCGCTCTTGCATTGCGTTTTGCTGGGCAACAAGATTGTAACTATCCTGAACTCTTTGTACGGCTGCGCCTGAAACATCCTGTCCTTGCGCTGCCAGCCTTACTGTAGCGTCTTCAGCCGCGGCGCGCCCCTCGGATTCTGCGCGCATGGCGTTCTGACTTCCTCTAAAAACAGCATCGGACATTTGGTTTCGGACTTGAAAAACATTAAGCCTGGAAGCTCCAACTTGCTGATTGTAAGCCAGGTTGGCATTCATCACGTCAGCAAAAAACTTTGCTCCGGAAAGTGCAAGCCTGGCGTTTTTAGCCTCAGCTGATTGCGCTTTCATTTCAGCTGTCTGCCCTTGAACTGCACTTGCCACTGGATTAGCTTGAGGGGCTGTAGTTTGCGTGTCAGGCGCAGCCTGTAAGCTTGGTGCTACTCTTTCTGAATCGTTGATTTGCGGCGATCTGATGACCCTTACTCGAGCAGTGCTTAATGGCGTCGCATCTGCTTCTACGTTTATGGTTCCACCCGCATTACTTATTAAGTCCACCTGCCCTTGAGCATTTCGACTTGTGATTATTCCATCTTCATCACCAAAAAAATCTTCCATTGAGGCGATGCCTCTAGTGTTAGTTACGGCCATCTAATCCCCCGATAGTCCTTTTGGGTAAATTGAAAGTACGGTCATAGGTGCTGGGTCGTTTTGTAAAATGCGAACACGACCAGTACGTTCCCATGAACCGGCGACTGATATCTCTTTAAATCCGCTAAAGTTTTTTGTGATGTTGTCGACGTCTGGGTCGTCGCGGAAAAGAACGGGGAGGAAATCCGTCTCCTCCTTCGTTCCCGCCTGCCCATGGCGTGTGTTGTACAGAGCAACACCAAGGGCAGTAATTAACTTGGGCTTGTCTGTTAATGTTCTCTCACCTTGTACCTCAAGGTCAAGTGATTCAAACTCACACTCGTATGGAAGGCCCACAACACCCCAAGCGTAATAGTCGGGAAGCTCAAGCTCTCCTGCGCCATCAACTGTTAATGTCGGAAACTCGGCGTTGTTGGGGCTTGATAGCACTATCCCTTCCGCCGATAGTGCCACTTGTTTGTTTGCTAAATGGGTTAATCCGTAAAGTCGGTTGCTTGCGAAATTCCATTGGCTTTGAAGCCTTACTTTATTCACTCCTGTTTGGTTCTCTACGTCTCTTAAGGCAGGGGGGACGTCCTGCAAAAAGTAACCTTCATACGCGTAAGCAAAATTTACTGGTGTTGCTGTTGCTTGAGGCACAAAACGAATCTTGGTGTCACCAAAGTAAAAATCAATCCTTGGTCCTGCTGGGTCGATCATTACGTCTAGGTCTGTGTCACTTTCTACTATTAGCGTCTCACCCGCTTCCCAAGTGGTGCCTCCAATGATGTTTAAAAGTGTTTGGGCACATGGGGTGTCACCCATAAAGGTGTTTGTCTGCAGGGTTAAAAGTAATGAGTTGGGGGTGAAACGGCTATTTCTGAATCGAGCTATTTGGGTGCCAATATCTGTTAACCTGTACCCAAAACAAATTGCCGCATCCACGTATACTTCCGCTTGCCCTTCATCATCGCTTCTGTCCGCCATTATTTCTAGATATCGGACCCCGTCTCTAATGATATATGCAGCCAGAGATTGCGTGTCCGGCGATATAAACTGCCCTTCTGCTAAAGGAGATATTGGGTTTGGGTTTGCTCTTGGTGCGTAGTAAACTGGTTTTTTAATTGGCATTATGTTTTCAACAAAACCGTTTGTTTCGAAAGTACTGAACCCCACGCTGCCACTCTCAAAGTTAACTGAAGCCACTATTATGGTTCCTGCTCTATCTAGCAGAAAAATCAAATCTTCTACGCCAGTAATGACTTCCATTCTGTGAATATTTGCAGTAATTAAGTGTTCTGCAAAGGCCCCTATTTCCCCAACTGCTACAGCCCCATTGTCTGCAAATTCAATTGCCATTAGCTTAGTGTGGTCGTTATTTAAATAATATCCTCTTCGATCGTTGCTCCGTGGTCTTACTGTTTCAGAGCAACCATCTGAAGATATTTTAAATGGGTTAACCGTAGTGGGAGTGAGTGCGCCGTCTTCAGCTCCTCGAATGACATACGCGCCGTTAGCAGTAAATAGTACTAGTCGCTCCATTGCTAGTGAAGCCACTACATCTCCGCCATCAGTAACGGGGACGTTGAATTGAAAAGGACCTACGTTCGTGTATATTCTTGGGGCCTCTAAATCAATTTGGGCGCCGACTCTTGAAGCCGACATCGTTCCCTTTGGAGATCCCGTAATGTTACAATCAAAGATTAATCTCTGCTGGTATACGGCAATTGCTCTGGCATCGGATACTGCAAAACCAATTGGGGCTTGTGGCCCATATAAGGTGTTATCGTCCGGCAAAACTTGAGAAGCGTCTCCGCCTCCAAAATCTTCAAATCTTAGTTTAAGTGCGTTTAGCGTACCCGGCAGAACTCCGGCAAGAGTTAGCATTCCGCCGCCCTCTCCGACTGCACGATATATTCTGTAGGTCCGGTATCCTGGGTCTGTTGCAAATGTCCACTCTATGAAATTCCATAGCCCTGGGTTTGGAAAAGCTATTCCGCCTGGGAGAGACATTGGAGGCGTTGTGTATTTGCCTAAATCAAACTCGGTGCCTCTTTGGTCTACTCCTCTCAGCGCATAAGTGACTGGGTAGTATGGGCCTGTTCCATTTCCAAAGCCAACCCAAGAAGTGGGTCCAAATATAAAGGTTGGTTTTCCTACCACGCTCCATGTTTGAGGCGTTTTGTTAAAGAACAAATTAGTTTTAGATACTACTGATGGGGGGCCAATAAAAGTGCTTTGATATCTTCCTGCCACTGCAACACCGTTATCGATTTCAACAAAATCTAGTTTTTCAAGAAAATTTTCTTGAGTGTCTATTTCGTAGGTGTCTTCGATAAAATTATTGTAAGCTAAGTATTTTGAGGCTGAATCTTTATACCTAATTTCTAATAAGATTGCTCCGTTGTTACCTGTTAAAGTCTGAGTGAAAAAACCTGTGATGTGCGGTCCATGCCCGCTGGCTCCTTGCTCAACCCTTCCTTGGTACGGGTGAGCCATTACGTGAATAAATCCAGGGCGGTTTGAAAAACCTCCGGTTCTTCGAACGAAAAAGTTTCTTAGTTTTCCTGCGCCCTGGCTGTACGCCACGGCATTCGATTTAAATTGAAGGGTGGGTGCAATTTCACCATATGCAAAAGATAGTTGTTTTCCCGTGCTCATACCACCATCCTAGCATGAATGCCTTGATTGAATATAGATATTTGGCACATCAAGTTTTTGAGGGGCCCTGCCTTCATCGTTGGCTACTTCCATCCAAATCTTATCGTCGAGTTTAACGGCTAAGGAATCAAGCACTCTTCCAGCCTTATCACTTAATAGAGCGGGTGCAATGTCCATTGCGATCTGAGCCGCAAAAGCTCTCCCAAAATGATCTGGAAATTGATTGTTGTAATCCATTTTCACAGTGTACTTACCGTGCGCATTAGGAATGTTAGAATTAATCTTAGCTGCGCCCGTCGAATATTCTTCTTCCCATTGGTTCTTGTTTTGCTCTAAGAGTGCGTACTTCGAAAATCTGCCATTAGGGGCCAGCTCTCTAAGCACTAAACAATCTACGGGCAGCGAGTAGGTAAACCTCCAAGCTGCGTTTAAGTCTTCACCAAGTAAAGGTAAAGCCTGGGATGTCGTAGCAAAATGCCATGGGTGCTTTTCCAAAACCGCTGTAAGTGATTGATCAATGAATCTTCGAATTATTCGAGCTTGGTTTGATTGATCGGTGCTTAAGTCTTGAATGGATAACGCGGATCCTAGGTTTAAAAGGGCGCGGTTAACGATGTCATTTAACTGCATCATACGTCACGCCCTTTACAATTAAACTAGGTTATCAGCGGCTTCTTTGGCTGCTTTTTCTGCAGCTGCCTTCGCTGCTTTTGACTTTGGCTTTTCTTGCTCTGGAAGACCATTGGCTTCCTTCATCTGCAAGAGTTCTTCACCTTCTACGATCATCTCGTCAGCAACAAAAACTGTGCGCTTGATGATCTCTGTCTTTTTGCTCAAGACTTTTGGCTCACTAAGAAGCTCTAGACAGTCAGGGGTTTCACCATTCTTAAAAACACCGTTATATACAAAAACGTCTCCGATTTCATACATGTGGTTTTTGTGGTAAACCGGCTTTAACGCTTTAGCTTTTACCGATACGTGAACTAGTTCGCGCTTAATAAGCTTTACTTTTTTCATGATCCCCTTGTCCTCTTTTAGTTTGGAGAAATGTTAGTGGGAGCCCTTACGGGTTCCCACGATATCCGTTGTCTACTGCTGCAACGATTGCCGCTGTAACTGTGCCGGTGTCTTCTGGGCTTGCGCCAGCTACGACCACATAGTTCAATCGAAGGTAGCGACCCGTGATTGCTCTTGGGAGTACTTCGATTGGGCAAATCCAACCCTTAACCGCTTGAGCTAAAGTGATGGGGAGCGCAATGTGCGTGACTGTACCTGTTGCAAAAGTCGAGTCGTCGCTTGATTGAACTTGAATCGTCAAAGAGACAAGCTCGCTGAAATCTTCAGTGATCTTGATGTAAAGAGGAATGTCCTCCCCCATGCCTTTTCTACGTCTAAGCTGTTGCTGTAGATATCCAGTCTTTCCGAGTGGTCCTAGGTCGACCACGTTGGTAGACGGTGCCGTCGTTACGATCGCTTGGTTTTCTGAGAAGAGGGTCTTTGTGTCTAAAATCATTTTTGCCTACTTGTTATGAATTTCTTTTTCTTATTTAAACGTGGCTGTATTAAACAACCACGTCCTCATTTTCAACTAGAGCATCACACTCATGGATAGGAATACCGCGGAATCTTAACACTTCTTCAGCGTTAGGACCAGCTTGGTCGCGAGTGATGAACAAGTTAATGTTCGTCTGTAGGCGAGCTTGGTAATCCAAGAACTTAACCATAGTCGTGTTCATGTACCAGAAAGTTTTACCTTTCTTAACTCTACGGCCTTTGTGCACGTAGTATGCTTCAGTCATGAGGTTAACAAGGTTTGCACCTGCGTTGGCATCGATCTCAAGGTCGCTGATATCGATGTTACATACGCGAGCAACATACTGCCAGTTACGAACTGACAAACCAAAGTGAAGCTCGAAGTCCTCGCGATAAACGTGGTACTTGTTACCTTCGTCGTCAAATGCTACTTCTACGCCGCGATCTTTACGCTTAACACCCGCTGTTGAGCCTTTAGGGTAGATAAGGTGTGAGCCGTCTTGAGCCCAAGTGATCAACCAGATAGACGTGTTATCTAATCCAGTGCCCCCGCCTTTGATGATCTGCTTGCCGTTTTCAGCTGTAGAAGAGTTGAAACGTGGAGCAAAACCTGTAGGCTTGCGTGGGTCTTGTTGTGAGTCGTGGTAGAAAATTGCTGTTGCAAATTCTTGAGCCATTGATTCTAAGTGACCGTTAGCCTCATCAAGGCGAACTGACCTTTTTTCTTCAGCCTTTTCGAAAGTATCAACGTAAATCTGATCAACTTCAGAAGCAGATCGGACAAAACCTGTCACGTCTTCTACTAGCTGCTTGGTGCCTTTTGTAGCAGGAACGCCTTTGTAAAGCTGTCCCCATGTTACTTGAGGTAGTCCAGTACGAACATAAGTCTTATGTCTTGTACCGTTGTTACATTCAAGCATCAAGGCATCTTGAAGGATAGGGTTGTACTGGGCCAGGAGTTCAATAACATCCTTAACCTCAGAGTTTTTCGGCTGAGACGCCAAATCAATCAATGTGGGAAAATTTGCTGTAAGTATGGCCATGTTTCTCTTTCCTTGGAAATGGTGCCTTTATCAATTATTAATAATGTTCAGCGACATTCGTTTTTGTGTCAAGCATTTATTTCATGCTTGGGTACAGTCTTTGAAGTCTCGCTGCTTCTGGGTCTGCGTTTCCTGCCTGCTGACCCGCACCTTTTCCAGCTGGTGATTGCTCTGGTGCCATGGCTTCCCCAAGCTTTCTCAGGAATCGAGCAACGGCGACTTTATTACCAATACCTGTCTGAAGGTCTTTGATCAAAGCCTCATCCCCAAATGCATTGACCACTCGGTTGATGTGAACCATAGATTCGTCGAATGCTTCTTTTGTTGCAAAAGCTGGATCCGATTGGAGCGCTTTTAGGTCGGCATCCATCTGCGCTTTAATCTGAGATTCAAAAGCAGTGTATCCTTTCTTAAGTAGGTCTTCTCTCGACTTGATTAACTCTTCTGCCTGCGACTTGGTGAGGTTGTCTTTCTCTGCGATCTTGGCAATTTCTTCCAAGTCGGAGACGGACATGAGGGAGTCTTTTGGTAGCTCGAGGTCATAGTCCATTTCTTCTGCAGGTGCTGAAGCTGGTGGTGTTTCTGTGCTGGCCGCAGGAGGGGTCTCAGAGGATGGGGTCTGTGTCGGCGGCACTTCCGATGAAGTCTGTGATGTTGAGGCGGGTGCTGCTGCCGAAGCTTCGTTCGCCGCTGGTGCTGATGTCGCCGCGGGAGCCGTGCTCGTTGTCGTGGTAGTCGTTTCCGTAGTGTTCGGTGTCGTCGTCTCGCTCATCTTCCTTCTCCTCTTGTGTTGCTTTAAATGTAGCTTCCCGTTGCATTATTAAATATGCGTCTACTGAAGCTTCTATTATTTTAGATTGTATTGCAAGCCCAACCGATCGGCGACCTAATTGTCTGTGCGTTTCTTCTGGGCCCAAGGGCGGTATGTCTTGATATATTCCGCACTCGGATAGTATCTGCCACAGAAAACGCCTTCCGGCTTCGCTGCTTATCACATCCTGAACGTCTTGTTTCCTGGCTTCTGCCCGGTTTTTCTTTCTCAAATCCCTATTCATCCAATCCCCTAAACTTGTGAAGCAGTCATAAAGGTATCAAGAAGTGAGCCTTCTCCTACCTTAGATGCTGATAAATCCTTCGATATAGCTGCCTCTTGGGCTGCGACTTGTATTTGCTGTTGAGCTTGTTGCTGTTGTGCCATAGCTTCGCGCATTTCTGCAAACTCATCTTCGCTTGGAATAATGTTCGGATTGACCGCAACATAATCGCCAAACTCTCTGATCGCGGCTTCCCCACCAACCATACGAAGAAGAGATGGATCCTGTAAAGCAGCGGATATGTTTGTCGCAAAGCCAATGAATCTTTCGAGCGAGTTCATCTGGGATGCCTTCGCTGCTTGCGCCAAGATAGAAATATATTGCGGCTGCATTTGCTCGCCTTCCAAAATTCTTGGACGTGGAGGAAATCTGCCAGCTTCTTCTAGAATGGTTTGTCCATTAAAAATCAATTTACTGTTTTGGTCCTGATCTAGCTGGCCCATGACCGGCGATAGTGTTGCCAGTCTTTCTGCAGCTTTCTCGTCAATCTCTCTTGCAGACACGTGAGAAACTGTGCGCTCACCTGAAAGCATCATGAACAAGTCTTCAAAGAAAGCGCTTCGAACTGCCTGCACGTACTCTTGCTTGGCGCTCAATAGATCATTGATTCTCATATCAATTGCCATGGCAGGCTTGAAGCCGCCATTCTGCCAAGCCGCATCGTCTAGGTAGGTAATCCCGCCTGGAAGAATAGAGGCTTGGTGCCTGCGCATTGAAGCGTGCCCCATCATAGGAGGACGAATGCCTTTAGCCACGGCATCTAGTCTGTCTTTTTCGAGCTGCTGGATAGTGAGAATATCTGCCAGTGCCATGTCGCCAGGGGCCCCTGAACCAAAGTCTTCTTCAGCTGCGACTTCCCATCTAGGAATGATCACCGGAAAATAACTGTATCCGCTGACTCTAAGAAATGGTCTGCCATCCCCACCGCCATCTTTCTCGTTTCTAAATCCATTGTTGTATTGTGGAGGCATGTTGCCCGCAGTAGACACAACAAAGGTATAGCACTGAAATTTTTTATCTCTTGAGTAAAAGACAGGTTTTCCAGGCTTGTAATTTTTGTTTGGTAGAATCGTTTGGTTGATCACCACTTCTTGGTTGTAATCAGCATTGTCGTAGTACTGCTTAATCCAATTTGGAATGTTGGCCCACGTAGGCTTTCCGTCCGCGTTGGCTTCCGCATAGGAGTCGACGACTTGCTTGACCGTCATGACCGCATCACGTGTGAACATGATGGGATCCCCTTCTACGTTACACGCAAAAGAATAGGTGCCAATCATATAGTGGTAAAAATAAAACCCGTACTTCACATGGGGAAGCATGGCATAGGCTGCGTTTGAAAAAGCCCCAACGTCTGTGTAAGACATGGGTAGCACTCGGTAAAGGTTAGACAAATGGAAGTGGCTGTTAAGCGTGTTCTCCCCTGCCTTAAAGTATCTTCTAGCCTCCGAGTTCATGGCCTTCATTTCATTACTGACTGTCAGGTTGAACCATGGACGCGCTTTAGGTGTCGCCCCGTTAGACATCCCCGATGCAAAGATTCTATTTGATCGTCTTGCCTGGTCGGTGATTATTTTGAAATCTTTTCTTGAACCATCGTTTCGTTGTCCGCCTCTAGGCTTGTACTTATCCGGCGCGATCATCTGGCCCAGAAGCTCCCACTTGGGTTGCTGCTTAGCTAAGTTTTCGAATAAGGCTTGCCTTACTCTTTCAATCTCACCGAGTGTGTACATTATCTACCTCTGCGAACGCGACGGATTCTCTGCACTGCTTGCTCGCCAGATTCTTGAGGGCCCATTGATCGACCGTAGCCACCAATGCGCTCATCGTAAATGTCCGCGCCTGCCGGTGCCGATCGCTTTACCTTACGCTTACCCGTGTTTGCAGTCTCCATGGGTTGATCTCCCATGCCTCTTGCACCCACCATTGGCTGAGCTCCAATTGCCTGTGCCGTATCCATCATGCCTGAACCAGCTTGCTGTGCCGTTACCGCTGATGCCAACGGGCGATACATTGCCTCTTCAAGCTCCATGGCTTCAATAGCTTGCGCCACTGTCATTTCACCGCTCGATGCAGGTCTTGCGGTTTCATCTTTTCTTTTGCTTCTCGAAACTCTGGCCGTTGCCATGATAAATCCTTTTAAAAAGTTCCTGACATTCCTGCGTAAGCCCCGCCTCCAATGCTTGCAGTCGGCGCCGTCGATTGGGTGCCAGCTGATTGCCCTGCAGGAGGTCTTACGCCGATTGCATTGCCTGCAGCTAAATTTTGCTGCTGCTGTTGCATTCCAATTGATCTCATTACCATTCGCATGCGTGCTTGCTCGGCTTCTCGCTCTGCTTGTTTTTGTGCGTTTCTTTGACTTGATGCGAGTTTCCCACCCAATATGCCACCTGCCGCAAAGCCAATTGCAGCGCCTACCGGTCCGCCCATGGCAAACCCTGTCGCCGCTCCGGACATCCCGCCTTGCATGATGCTGTCTTCTGGTGAAATCACAAAAGCCCCCTATGATCTATAATTAGGTGCGTAATTTGAGTTTTTGTCAAGGTCTTCTTCACTTGACAGGTAATTGTTCTTGGGGCGGACCGTCAATTGGTGCCTTTCCCACGGCGGAACATTAGGGTCGTGCGCCGCGCTTGCATGGTCCGCAAAGAAGGATGCCGTCTCTACGTCCGCAAATGTTAGGGCCAGTGCATCAGCTCGGTCGGGTGATCGACCAATCCTAGCTTTGATCTGTTCTTTCTCTTCCAAGCGCATGACGCTCCCCAAAATATAAATCTTGGGTGCCATTAAGTCTGTCTTAAGGTGAGGGTCGTTGGGCAGCTTGCCACCTTTACGGACCCAATCGCGCATACGCACCCACATTTCAGTACGTTTGTTAAAGTATCGAAGCTTGTCCTGCGCAGAAGCATTGAACTTAACTGCTACAGTATCCATCATCAAGGTCGCCATGCCTAGTGAATCGACGACTGATGAACCATATCCACCCGTATCGTCGACAAATGTTCTCTCAATGCGACTCTCCTGCGCCATGAACTGAATCTTGCCTGCGACTTCCGGGCCGTTTAGGGAAGATGGCAGCAAGTCCATGGGGTAAGCCAAGAGCCCACGTCGTCTGGATAGGACTGTAGAATCCGTACCACCCCTCGCCACGTCCACGCCGAGTCTGTGTTGAGCATTGCTCACACTTTTCTCTGGAATGTCGCGCTTCATGGCAAGATCAATTTCCTCTTCCGTCAAAAGTAGCTGTGATGAAGTCGTCGGGTATTGCCCCAACACGTTCACTTGCACCCATGGATGATCACGCCCGTAGAGGTTAATCTGTTCTTGGGCCCACTCTTTTGCCACCAGTGGTGAACGCTTGGGATCTTCCGGGTCGCCGGTAATCCGGTACGTCGCCCACTTCTGTTCAAGCGTACCTTTTGTGGCACGATAGATAATTCCTGACGGTTGTTCAGCGTTGGCCGTCACAATCAGCCTGGCTCGCTTGTGAGATGAATCACCTGTTGATAGTGCCGCATCAGCTGTACTGAATACCGCATCTGGAATCATACCGCCTTCATCAATTGCGAACATAACGAAGTCGGAGTGAAGTCCCGCAAGTGCAGAAGCCTGTTGATTCTCGTCCGCCGATTTGGGAAACGATCGAGCGTCGATAAAACAGTATTCTTCTTTTTTCTTCATTGTGATTTTCTCAGTCCCTCCGTTCGTGGAGATCGTGAGAAGCTTGGAGCGGTCTCGAGCTCTTGATAATTCCGCCCAAAGGTTAGACTTAAGGTGATCTTTCGTGATCGACAAGACCGCAATCTTAGGGTCAATGCCCGTAATAAAGAAATGCCAGATAATTGACGCAAGGAATGATGTGTTGTGTGTTACTATAAAATCATTTGTAAGGTAGCAATGTGACTTATGTTCAACCGTTATGCACACTGACTCTTCTTGGCGGACTTTCTCCACGCTTTTAATTGTTCTGGAAAGATATCTGGACTGCGTTGGCTTACGCCACAGCTTTGCTTTTCTTGGAAGCTTGAAAGGATTTATTGACATTGTGACTCTAACACGATAGCAAATTCGGTGCTCAACCCCATTAAGCTTTCCTTGCTTTTGTTTAATACTAGCTTTGCCTCCGAGCGAGCGCACTAGCCATTGAACATCCAGGGCCAGCTGATGGCTTACGCTAGAAAACTCGCAGCCTTTTGCATGGGTTGCACATATCGTTCCATCTGCATCCATTAGTCCTCGAAGGAGCTCGGTCCTTTGCCTAACTGAAGACTCCATGTATTTTCTTGGTATTGATTTTTCCCATGATCTTTTACCTAAAACGCCTTCTTTTCTAAGCGCCACTCTAAGTCCTTGCGGATTGTACGTAGGGCACTTACTTTTGTCTTTTGCATTTGGTTTGTTTGACCAGTAACCAAGCCTACATATCTCATCAACTAGCCATAAATCCGCAGAGGTTATCTTACCTCCTGGACTCCCATCGCCTAACCATACACCCATCACGTAAGGATCCACTAGTAGCTTTGCTGCTTTGTAGTGGGCTGCTCCTTGCTGCGGTATTTGCCACGGGTAGTAATCCAATTTACCCATTTTTTTAACAATACCTACTTCCATGATTTGCTCTAGGCTCATCACCGCCCAAGTTTTTTTACGCTTTTCTGTAATCCCACGTACTTTCCATAGATGCTCTTTGCCGCACTCAGTACTAGAGCCATCGTCAAATGTCACTCGGTAGACGTCTTTAATCCCTTGCGGATACACTGCCGTAACCTTAGTTGGCGTCCCGTCTTCTGCAAAAACTTCATCGCCGACTCTTAGGTCGCCAAATGCCCGGTTTCCTTTTGGCGTAGGCGTTATTGTAGATATCGGCTGCTCTTTCCCCACGCCCTTTGACGCCACCATCGCAAGTCGCGGGTTATCAATGTACAGCTGCGCACATTCAGCCTGCCACTCAAGCGGCGTATAATCCAAAACGTCACGCATGAATATCAGCGGACGGTGACGCCAGAGCTTCATAACCTTGGATTCATCCAGGGCTATAGCATCTTTGTTGAGGTAGCGCTGTATATTTGGTGCCTCGATCATATAAAATCGCTTAGAGACGATTCTGGCTCGTCTGAGAGGGGTTCTGATGGATAGCTCAAACGCTCGCTGTGGATCCTTTCGTACTCCGCCTCAATCGCTTCGAGCTCATCGTCCGGCGTTAAGAATGATTGCCGTACTATTTCTGATACCGTCACCTTGCCGTCGATCTCAAGTTTGTCGACGAATAAACCTTGTCCCTTGGCCAGCATCTCGGAAGCCTTTAGTCGGTGTTGAATTGCAATGTTCTCTTTAGGCTTAGGCACTCCATACGAATCTTTTTCCTCAAAGGCATGCGCATCTTTGTTTTTCATGATGTCAGTCCAGAAAGAAAATATCTCGTCACGATCTGCCACTGCTGCCTGGGATTTAATCATGTACTTCTGACGCTCCCGCATCGCCTCGATCACCAGCGGGTTCTGAAGGAGCTCCTCGCCTCTGCGACGTAGGGCCGCATCGTTGCCTGAATAGCCCGCAATCCTACACGCTTCGATTGGACAGCCAACAAAAGCGTCCACGAAGAGTCGTTGCATCTTCGATAGTACGGGCGGCGATTTAATCGGGGGTAGCGTCTCCATTGTATAATTGTAGGGGGCGGAAATTAATTTTGCAATTTTAAAATTTTTCGGACGGGGGTGGGGGGTCTTTCGTGATCGTAACATTTTTCTGATACCACCACGTTTTCTGCGTTACTATTTTTGTTGAGCAGATACAGGGTGTGGTCGTCCTGTAATCCATTATCGTCCGAATGCCAATGTGGTCGTCCTGTAATCCATTATCGTCTTAAAAATGGAACGCTCTAATATCGATGTGAAAAATTTGAACGGGGGTGGGTATACGACCACCGCGGCCGCAGCGAAAGGGGGGACGGGGGTGGGCTGTTCGCACGGCTAGGCGGGGTACCCTGTGCACACCACGCACACCACGCACACCACGCACATGATGCATGCCGTCGCTTAACTCTCCGCGTTACATACAGCATGACGCGATGTCCAGCGCACACATGCCGTTAACGCAGTGCTAGTGAATTATCGTCGACTCTCCGCGCATATGTCGAGCGCGGAGAGTCGAACGTGCGTGACGTATATGGTTGCCGTGCCGATGCGTGCACGTTCTCCGCGCCTCAACTTCGACAGACGTGTTCCAATAACGATACGTTTTCGTTGCATGCGTGGAACGATTGCACTCTAAAATGCGTGGATCTCGTAAGCCATTGAAATCTCGTCGTCACATATTTACGACGCCGAAAACGCCGATAATTCTGTCTCATATGCTGGACGAAATGGCAGGGTAAACTCAATGATTACACAGTGTTAGGTGCGATTTTGGGTAGTTTCGTTTTGGCACAGGGCGGTAAGTGTTGAATAGTACGAGACAGTCAGGTTCTTCGATTTATAGCATTTTTTTTGAAGCATATTAGAAAAAATGGACACGGAGCGTTAATATGGGTAATAACGTACAAAACGCCGTAGCGTAATTGGAACAGTACGAACGTAGTACCATATATTATTCAAAATTAGTAAGGATATAATGTTATAGGTACAAACAAGGTTACATCCCTGTATTATTGAGAACTTAACACACCGACCTCCGTGAACTCAATAATATCAACTACTTAACCGTTCCCTCGTTCCATTTACGATACGGCAAAACGTGCCACGCGCACCCTTAAGCGCCACGTAACTCTGCGTCAATACTACGCTATTGAATTATTTTCATTATATCGACGTCATGCGCTTGACAGTCCATCCGATACGCACTATTGTACTATTGCGCACCGCTTGGATGCGCTCTGACAAACAAAACACAGGAGAAAACAATGGCAAAAGGACAGATTAAGCTCGGACTAGGCGACAAAACAACAATGGTTTGGCAAGTCATGATCGCAATGGTTGCCGCTGGCATTCAGCGCTTCGACTCTAAACTCTTTTTCGAAGAAGCGCGAAACGCCCTAGACCTTGACCACTACGACCGCGCGCAGATTCTAGCCGATTGGGCCAAGGTAAAAAGCACGTTCACCATTGAGCAAGCGATCGAGAAAAGCAAAACCCAAGACTTCACTCAATTCTAATATCAGGAGAAAACAATGCCTTTATGCAAAGAGACCATGATTCGCAGCTATTCAAACATATCCTTTAGCCCTGAACGCAGAGGCGAGTCAGATTTTAACTACTACACCGAAATGCTGGCAACCGACCTTGCTACACTCGGCGAGAATCAAGGCAACTATGAACGCAAGTTCGTTGAGCGCGTTATGTTGATTTATCACAGGCAAGCTCGTTGCGCCTCTGCCATGATCACAGGCCCCGCAAACTTCCCCTTCCGCAAGAACCAAAAGAACAACGAAGCCCAAAGACGCGCAGAGGACGACTTTACACACTGGCGCAATAAGTACTTTAAGGCCGTAAACCGAGTGAGAACCCTTTCACCAGAGGCAGAGATAGACAAAACGCTCAACGAGATTGATGACCTCACAGCACGAAAGGAAACCTATAAAGCCGCCAACAAGTTAAAGACGCGTGAGGAACGCGAAGCCTATTTAATTGAGCACTACAAACTCGGCGAGCGCGAAACGCGCTACCTTGATAATGCTGGACAGTTCTTGCCCTTTCCCATTGACTCAATAACCTTGAAGATCAGAGAGCGCAAAAAGAAGCTTGAAATCATGAAAGTCCGCAGCGCTCGTAAAGCTACGTTTGAACCCATAGCATTCGACGGCGGATGCATCACAATCGAAGAAGATAGAGTAATGATTAAGCACGACGACAAGCCCGAAAGAGCTGTAATCGACGCAATCAAGGCACGTGGCTTTCGTTGGTCGCCAAACTTTAAGGCATGGGTGCGCAAGCATACTGGCAATGCCCTGTACGACGCCCAACAAGTCATAAAAACCAGCATATAAAAACCGGACAAACAAAATGGTACTAACACCCACTCTCACACTGTCTAAGCCCAAGCGCCATAACGTGCGCACCATGAACACGCTAGTCCTTGAGCAGATAGTGGCAAATGATGGCTACAATGAAGCGCACACACGCGACTATGGACCTCAATTGCCCGAGATTATCGACGAACTAAACCGCCGCCGCGAAAAGCAACACAAGATCGCGGCGGCAAAATTACTCAAAAAGCTCAATGACCCCAATTTTGAACTCGCCACACATGGTAGAACTTGCGCCGACTGCGCCCAACACTTCGCACCCAATCAAGTCGAAGCTAACTTTTATACTAAACGTGGCAAGTATCGCCGCGAATGCAAAGACTGCACCAAACGCCAAAATAATGAACGTAGACAGCTCGCTAAGATTAACCTTAGTGAGATCCCATTTTAAAAAGGATGAAATTATGCAGAAGGTGAACATCATTAAAAGAATACAGCCCAAGGACATCGTTGAAGGCCAGGCCTACCACTACCTACGAAAGGGAGCTATCAGCAAAGGCGACGCCGTTCAATGCGAAGAATGCGGAAAATGGTGCACTGTTAACTCAGTAGGCATCGCAAGTTTTGGAGTAGATGAAATCAACATAGAGATCGCCGAAATAACCGATCAAGAACTCACATACAACGAAGAACTAGATAAATGTGTCTGTGAAGATTGCAATTAAAAGGACTGAAATCATGAAAACAAAGTATATAATTAAAGACTGGATGAGCAACATCAAGTCCCACGGCGAAACTTTCGACACATTCGAAGATGCGGGGGAACACGTGTACCAAAATGCTGAAGGCTGTCAGGACGGCGATTACTCAGACTTTTATGTCGATGAAATTGAGGAGAACTAACCATGAGCACAATGACCCGCATGAAGCTACTACATTTCTACATGAACAACCCCATGCTAGATGAGGAGATTGACTACGAAGATCAACTGACTCGTTTTAATCACCTACACGGGCAGATTATTGAAATGACAGAAGAGGAAGCCAAACAACTTTTAGAGGATAATGAAGCATGAAAAACCAATACAAAATGATCGCATCGTGCCCCATCACAGATACCCACATCCGCGAAATGATCGCCAAGTGTTTCTACAACAAACCCGAAAACGCGGCTTATGATCTTACATCAGGCGAGCTGATTGTTGGCGCGCAGATCATGACCGGCTGGCGCATCGTAACCAAGGGCAAAAGAGCGCGCTTAGAATTTAAAATTGGAGAGACACCATGAACAAAAAAGCCATGATCGCCGAGTGCGTTCAGTACATCCTAGACCAAGACCATGAGCGCGAAGATTTAATCAACCGTTTATTAGTTGATGCACGAGACTATAAAGACCGTGGATACAAGCGAGCGGACATCAAGCATTTACTGCATGAGTGCCGTGAAAACCACATTTTCTACATTGCTAAATGTCTCGCCCACGGCAAGCGCCACGCCAACAGTGCCATGCGCTCATGTATCGCTGAAGTCATGGAAGCACTATGAGCACAGAAAAACACTACTCCATTGCCTACATCCAAATCGACGGCATCATGAAGCGCAAACGCATGCGTAAGATTCACCACATCAGAATCGCCGATTTCCCATCGAATCATTTCTTCAACGCTGATCAGGTACAAACCCTGGCCAAGAAAGCGTGGGCCGTGGCGGAAAAGCAGCTTAAGTGTTTCTCGCCCACAGCTAAACTCGTACTCGCTCCGGCCACATCAATCGGAGAAGGTGAGCAGGAAATTGAGATCGTGAAACTTGCGCACACTGAACACCTGGCCACCATAAAGAGGAATTTATGAGAGAACCAATTAAAGACACGTACAGCAAAAGCCCCGTGACGATCATTCGTATAGGCTTTAAAGGACGCACTAATTGGCAGCCTAAGCCGTTTTACCAGACCGTCGACATCTTAGAGCTGGAAGGACACAAAGAGCTGTCAGAAGCCCAAATTGAGAAGCTCAAGATACATGCAGCGACATGGCTTGCGGAGAGTGGCTGGATGCTAAACCCCGAAGACCACGCGATGCTCGTTTCAGTCATTCACGGTCATAAGATCGTGGAAGTCAGATATTTTCTTAACGCAGATAGTCGAAAGAACTTGCACACTAGCATATTTAGAGCGCACGCAGACAGTTGACTTGAGTGTTGAATTTATGGCACATTTATTTTGAGGAGACATTTACATGAAAAAAGCACTAGACCCACACATCTTACGTCTGGTCCGCAAAGAAATTGAGTTTCAAGCGGACACACTAGCACCAGAACAGTTTAAGGATTTTGATTCATTCTTTGCAGAAGTCAAAGAGATGAACAAGATTGACGATGAGTGGGACGCTAATTTTTATCGACCATATTTTGAAAGCATTTACAAAGGTAACAAAACAACAGCGGAGACGACATGGAACTGATCATCGGACTATTTTTAATGTTTGGCGGTATTGGTCTAGCCGTAAGCAATGACGCCGACAAGAAAGGCTTCACACCAATATCGAAGCAAACCAGAATCGTGGAGCAAAGCCGCGAAGTGATTTACAGCGAACAAGTCTTACAGGAGTGGAAGTAGTGGGCGAGATAAAAGAGATTTCAACTAGCACCACGTTCATGAGAAAGAACGGCATCCACAAAATGTACCAGATGCCCAGCGGTAGACGCTTCCGCATTCGTATCCGTGGCGCTCAAGCCAGAGTCGAAGTCAAGGAAGTCGGTGAGCGTCGATACAAAAGATGGAAAGAGTTCGCCACGGCAGCAGAAGCGCAAGTGGCGATCTTCTACATCAAAAGTGAGAAGGAAACAAAATGAGCAAGCTCAGCAAACTATTAATATGCTCCATAACCCTTGAAGCAATCAGCAAGGCATCAGCAGACTATCAGATCGACCTCCCTGTTTTCATCGACGACATGGAGAAGGCTTGCATTGAGCGTGCCCTTGAAATCCACGACGGAAATAAAACAAGAGCAGCGAAAGCCTTGACCATGAATCGCACCACACTCTTGGAGAAGATGCGCCGCTATGGTTTGAGGCAGGAAAGAACCCTCAAGGAAAAGGAGGAAGTTTTGAACGCGAGACTTGATAACGTGCGTGCAAAAGCACAGCGAATTTATAATAGCCTAGTAGGATCCACCAGCGCAGAGCTGGCAGAAAAACACTTAGACCGTGCTTTAGATGCAATCGACGAGCGCAATCTTTCTAAGGCCCTTGATGCCTTGGATAGCTTAGAGGCTTTGAGTAAGGAAGTGCTCGGATGATTACTTTCGATTTAATACTAAACAATGAAGCTGAAGATTCTAGAATCTGGGATGATGCCTTGATCAGTGTAAAGACTGCTAAGCCTTTACGAGTACTATTGAAAGGCTTGATGAAGGAGCATTTCAGGAAGCGCCCAGATCACGCCTTATACTACAAAACATTAATAAAAGCTGAAATTAAATGGACTAAGATCGTTACGACGACCACATTGAATTGCCCTGGATTTAATGTGAACGCTAAGGCCATTGATCGCATGCTTGACAGTGACTTAACTGAAAAGATTATCGATGCGTTCATTCAAGTAACCCATAAAAATATTTTAAAGATGCGCCCATCGCACATCCTAATCCAAGTACTGGACTTGCTTGGAATGAAATCGACCGAAGTAGCAGCAGACTCAATACTGGCACATGACATTAAAACGATTCTTAAAGCTATCCGCACATTTGCTGAGTTCGGGCATATATCAAGTGAGACGCCTTTCTCAGATGGCAGAGGCTCAGTGCTCGTACCACCAGCAGGATACCACGACCTAACAGCAGACCAAGTGAAAGAAAAAATTGTGAACAACTATAAACTTGCGATCATCGCATTCGCCGAGGAGGGCTACAGATGGAATCCGTAAAATTTAAAGTAATGAGAATGGCAACCATGGCAACAAAGATTAAGAAAGCAATGGATTTTATCGCAGAGAACAATCAGATCGAGACAGTTGTTCAAATCCAAGGACCAACTATCAGCGATAACGAGGCGGAAGAAGAGTACATGGTAAGCTTCATTCCATTCTCGGAGTAATCATGGTTTGGGATTGGGCAGATCACGAAGCCACCAAGTACGCCAACAGCAAGGCGGACGCTGCGGACTACACTATGCTTAGAGAAGAGTGGTGCAAGCACTACAATGCTCATTACGATGGGCTTAAAGGGGCAGAAGCACGCATTCTTTTTCTCACGGCGAGAGTAGTGGGGCTAGAGAAGGAACTAAAGAAAAAAGACCAAGCTCCGATAGTGGACTTGGGATCTTTTATATAAAATTGAGGAGACGACATGAAAACAATTGTAATCAAAACACAAAAAGAACTAGACTTGCTACCCAAATCCTTCGGGGTATACACTGTGATAGAAATTCACTCAACGGATTGGATCAGAGTCGTAGCTCGGGAAAATAGCAGAGTCGTAGCTCGGGAAAATAGCACAGTCGAAGCTTCGGGAAAATAGCACAGTCGAAGCTTGGGGAAATAGCAGAGTCGTAGCTCGGGAAAATAGCACAGTCGTAAGCTTGGGAAAATAGCACAGTCGAAGCTCGGGAAAATAGCAGAGTCGTAGCTCGGGAAAATAGCACAGTCGAAGCTTGGGAAAATAGCAGAGTCGTAGCTCGGGAAAATAGCACAGTCGTAGCTCGGGAAAATAGCACAGTCGTAGCTCGGGAAAATAGCACAGTCGTAGCTTGGGAAAATAGCACAGTCGAAGCTCGGGAAAATAGCAGAGTCGTAGCTCGGGAAAATAGCACAGTCGAAGCTCGGGAAAATAGCACAGTCGTAGCTCGGGAAAATAGCACAGTCGTAGCTCGGGAAAATAGCACAGTCGAAGCTTTTCTATGTGCCGCGGTTTTTGTTTTTTCAGTGTATGTCACAATTAAAAAGGCACTAGATAATAGCCGAGTGATCTATAAAAAAGAAAACTGTAAAAGACCAGAAGAACTAGGCGAAAGAGTAGCCGTTACGGAATTTTCTGATCTAGTTAAGCCAACATTTGAAGAATGGTTAAAGCGTGGATATGTGCAGGCTGACGGCATAACTAAAAAACTAGTATCCCAAAAAACTATTGGTGATGTTACTATTTTTGAAGTCACAGATTCTTTTGAGAAAGAAAAAAGCTATGTTGCAAAGAAAGGCAATAGGTTTGCTCATGGCGAAACAATAGAAAAAGCTAAAGAAGATTTAAGATATAAAATATCTGATCGTGACACTTCTAAATATCAGTCATGGACAAAAGAAGATGTGAAACCTACAGAAGAGTTAATTGAGGCTTACATGACAATAACAGGGGCTTGCAGCATGGGCACCAAAGAATTTTGCCAGCGTATGAATCTAAAAGAAAACCACAGCATCCAAGAAGTTATTGATATGACCATTGGGAATTATGGCTATGAGCAATTTAAGCAATTCTTCGAGGTAAGACCATGAAAACAACTAGCGAAATAAAAGACCTGGCAAGACAAGCATATCGTGACCAACAAAACCAAGACACCGAGGGCGGTTGTGGCGAACCTATAGGATTTATTGCTGGATATATTGAAGGCTTCAAAGCTTGCGAGGCTAAGATGCTGGCAGATATTTTTGAGGATTATCAGTGTTACGTTGACACACTCGAAGGCTTTACTCCCCACGAGTACGTTATGACAAAAAAAGCCTTCACCGCTGGCGCAATGTCACAAGCTAAGAGGAGTGCGGAAAGAATAAAGCAGCTTGAGGATGCGTTTAGGATTCACCTGCCTCCCTTGTTCGATGATAACTGCGAAGGGTGCAGATCATCTTACAGGATTTCTAAGCAAGTTCTTTTTAATCAACTAAAGCAAGGCGGTGAGAAATGAGCGATTCTATATTTTGTCAAGACTGTGGCAAAACATTGATGCAATCTAAGGGTGAGTACGACCATGGGTGCCTTGATTGTGCTGGCAGCGTACAAAGCGAAAAGCTTTTTTGGTTGAGGAAAGAAATCCAAAAGCTCAAAGCTGATAGAGAGGTACTAGTTTGGGCTTTGGAGTTTTATGCTGATCCCTTAAGCTACCGAACAATAGAGACTAAGCTTGATCATTACCCTACCATCCTTAATGAGTGCGAACATATAAATCATCGTTTGTGCGGAGGTAAGCGTGCTCGCCAAGCTCTAAAATCTATTGGAGAAATAGAATGAAAAAACCATACTGGACACACAAGAAATATAAAACAAAGTTTAAGGGAAGCTATAAGTATTTAGCATTTTCAGCGTTATCTTCTACTAAAATCATATGGGAAAGAGTTTTTGTTTTAACAAACGGCAAGCGCACAATTAGTTTTGAAAGCTGGCAGCAGGCAGTTAAGCAAGGATGGAAAAGGAAATAAATTAATTGGTGGGGGGTAGGAACTCTTTAATAATCTGAGCCGCAAACGATATTCCGAGAGACTCAGCACCAATATTTTTAAGGAAGATACATGATCATCACCCCACGCCCACATCAACTAGACTTCGCTGCGTTTCATCGATCACATAATCATCTTGGCTCATTCATGTACCACAAGATGGGCAGTGGTAAAACGATCACCGGATTGTGGGAAGCGCGATACCATCTGGCCTGCATGAAGAACACAGCGCCAGCAGCTAAGTTCTTAGTCTTGTGCCCTAAGTCCGCTCAGCTCACCTGGAAAAATGAGTGCGCGAAGAACACGCCGGACTTACTGAAGCACATGATCTGCCTGCCTTTCTCGCAGCTTAAGAAAGCAGCACTAAGAGTTAAGTACTCCGACGTGCGATTCATCATTATCGACGAATCACATAACTTGAAGTCCATGGAGACCGATCGCATGGTTGATCTTGTGGCCATGTTGATTTCACTAAGGGATTCAATCGGTGGATTCCGTGGCGGACGTTTGCTTTGCTTGACCGGTACACCCATGCCCAACCACGCAGGAGAAGTCTATTCGACGTGGGCACTATGCGGAGCCAAGGACTTGAGCACGGCGATTCAACTACTCTCCAATCAGACTAGGTTTAAGCAGTGGCGTGGCACTTTCGCCAACTCAGAGACCAAAGTAATCCCAGCGCGAAAGAACAAACTCACTGGCACTAGGATGCGTGGAGGAGTGGCAGAGTCGTGGAAGGGAATCCAGAACGTCGACATGTTTATGGATCTCATGCGCCCGATCACCCACTATGTCGAGGATATCGGGACTAAAGAGCCAACGATCGTACCAGTTGATTTAGGTCTGGCCGACGATAAGCTCTTAGAAGATGCTGATATGTCGAAGCCCGACATGTACATGAAACTCAACCACGATCTAAGCGTGGCAAAGATTCCTTACATGTTCGATTGGGTTGAGCAATTCTTAAAGAACATGCCCGACCAGCTCTTGATTTTTTCCATGTACACAGACCCACTCAGAAGGCTTCAGAACAAGTTTCCAGGAATGATCGCACTGATTACAGGGGACGAGTCGGACGCTGAACGTAAGCGAAATGTGCAGGCCTTCCAGAGCGGACAACTCAGAGTCATTGCCATGAGTTATAAGTGCGGCTCTGAATCACTCAACCTTCAGAACGCTAAGTACTCGCTTTACCATGGGTATCCGTGGACTGATGCAACAGTCAAGCAAGCGATGGCACGTACCAACAGACAGGGGCAGCAGGCAGAGACGACATTCCACTACTTTTTATTCTCAGGTATTAATGACCACAAGAACCTCCAAAGAGTTCTGGCCAAAGAGGAAGCCACTAACATCTTGGAAGCAGGTCTACGCGAAGGTAAAAAAGAAACACCAAAACAAGACAATGTTTTAAGTCTTGACACATTTATTTAACGTGTTCAAAATGTTGAACGAGGAGACATTCATGATCGAAATTTCAAAAGAGCTTACGCATTTTGTTCGCCCGTCGGAACACAGTACTTACTCTCCATCAGCCGCTGAGCAGTGGATGAATTGCGAAGCACGTAACAGACTTACGCAAGGAATCCCTAACGAGGAAAGCATCTATTCGAAGGAAGGAACGCTCGCCCATTCAGTTTGTGAAGCGATCTTCCGACAAGAGATGATGATGATTCCTATGCCCGCATCTCTGCACATTGAACTTGCTCAGCTTCCCGACCAGGGCTCTGAGATTATTGACTGTGCTTATCAGTACTACGATGTGATCACCACTTGGCTCAACGACAAAGAGAAGATCGGTGACGTGCTTTACTACGGACTTGAGGCAGGCGTGCCGATCATTCCAGAGAAAGGATGCTTCGGGACCGGCGACTTTATTATCATTGGTACTAAGGGCGCAGCAGTCATTGATTACAAGCATGGCAAAGGCAAGAACGTAGCAGCTGGCTCACTACAGTTGAAGCTTTATGCCGCAGGCATCGCTCGCTATATCAAGGTGCCGCCACAGTATCCAATTCACGCGGTCGTATTCCAGCCACGAACAGACGTGAACCCTAAGACGACATCTTACATGCACCAAGATTTATTCCCAACATTCTTAAACGATGTGTGGAATGCAATCGTAAAGCAAGAGAATCCAAACGCATTGCCATGCCAAGGGAATCACTGCTTCTGGTGCCCAGCGAGACGTACTAAAGATTTAAATAAGAAGTGCCCACTAATCGCAGAGGCTCCGATTAAAGCAGCTCAAGAAAACTTTAATCAATTCTTTGCAGACATGAGCGCACCCGTCGCAACACTCGGAGCTGCAAACCCAAAGCGCGATGAAGCCATGATTAAGATTATGTCATTGGTCCCGATGCTCACCACATTGGCTTCAGAAGCGAAGGAAGAGTTCATGCAACGAATCCAAAACGGTGAACACATCCCTGGCGTTTACATTAAAGAGTCGCTAGGCAACAGGGCATTTACTAGCACAGACCCAGAAGAAATCGAGAAGATGGTCAAGTCGAAGTATCCCAAGGTCGAAGTGATCAAGACCGAAACAATCACTAAGGCCCGCACGATTACCGACCTTGAGAAAGAGTTGGGCAAGGGCTCGCTTGATACGCTCTGCCAGCGCAAAGTAAAGAAAGAGATAGCAGTAATGGACGGTAACTTACGCGACATTATAGGCGGAATGACCGCTTTTATAGACAGCAACCAATAGGAGGAAGCTATGCTAACACCAGACGCAATCAAAGATAAATTGTGGAACACGACCTTCACACTACAAGGTCGAATTTTTCACAACAACCTGCTCAAGCCAGCAGCAGACAAAGAGGATCCATCCAAGGACCCTAAGTTCAGCACGATGTTTGTTTTCCCCAAGGGCTCAAACGCTAAAGTGATGAGCGACATCCAGGCATTCTTGGGAGAGCTCAAGAATTACCAGATGCCTAACATCCCCGTGCAACACTTAGTCTACCCGATCAAAGACTACGACACCTACGTTCGTCAGAAGGGCGGACCGAACCCGGAGTACACGAAGGGCTGCTACTGGATTAACGCAAACTCAGGCGAGACGATTGCACCCTATGTTGGAAAGCAAGGTCATGTCGCTGGCTCTTACATGCAGCTATCTGATCGCGATGAAGCAGAGACGTACTCAGGTCGCAACGCTATCATCCAGATCACTTTCTACGCTATGACTGGCGGTAAAGATGGTCGCGGCAAGTGGGGCTACGGAGCAAACGTGAAAGCGGTTCTACTCCTCGAAGGTGGCGAGCGTCACTCTGGCGGATTCAACGTGGACCCATCACAAGCCTTTGGAAATTTCCAGGTAGACATGGGGCTCATCCAGGCCGGCGGTCAAGGTCCACAAGAAAACTTTCAGCAGCCCAACCATTTCGGAGGGCAACAGCAACAGCCAATGGGAAACCAACCTGCTCAGCAGGGCATGGGCGGATTTGGTCAGACAAACCCTGGCCAGCAGACAAACGCTTTCCCTCCGGCTGGACATGGCCAGACTGCACAGCAGCCTGCATCCCCTTCTAACCCATTCGGCGGACCACAAACAAACGCGCCGACTCAACAGAACCCATTCGGCGGGCAACAGCAACAACAGCAGCACGTTCCAAACCAGAACATGAATGGTCCTTGGAATAACAATGGCGGCGGTAATGCTGGCGGCTGGGGTGGCGTATGATTGCGGCACCTGGATACAAGACGCCTTCTTTCGTAATGGAAGGCGCAAGCGTTTTTCCCGCTAACCGCATCGCCATTCGTCGCCACTTAAGAAGTGAGCGACGAGAGGCATTCACAAACAAAGCTGGTGCTAGAAATTACGCACATGCCAGACGTTTGTGGGGCGCAGGTATTCCTCAGAAAGCCGCAATGGTTATGAGTGGGAAGCCAATGGACGCCACGACTGCACGCAGTTGGGTGAACAAGATTAATAAACTCGCTAAGAAATTACTTGGCAAATAAGTCTCAGGAGGACACATGAAAGTAGAGTTGAAGTTTCACATTGAGTCAGTCGAAGAGTTAATGGACCTAGTAAGCAAGCTTGGTTCGGAAGCCGTAACAACAGCGGCGATCAACGCGACTGAAGATAAGCCAGCAGCAAGCAGAAGTCGTGGCAAGTCGAAGCCAGCGGCAGCAGCCGCGAGCCCAGCAACAACGACTGAAGCACTAACACAGCAGGCACCGAGTCCTTTCGGATTCAATGCTCCTGCTCAGCAAGCACCAGTAGTCGAAGCTCCGGTACAAACGCCACCACCAATCCAGCAAGGTCCAGCGTTTGATCGCAATGGTGCCATCGCTGAAGTTCAGGCCGGAGTAACAGCACTTACAGGACTTGGCGTTCAAGGTCCAGCTATCGCAGCAGAGATGCAAACGATCTATCAAACGATCGGCGCACCAGCCGGAAAGAAAGTCAGTGAGCTAAGTGACGATCACGTCAAAGCGTTCATGCCTTTCTTCCGTAACAAACTCGCTCAGCTCCAACAGCAAGCAGCGGGCAACGGCTTCTCAGTCTAGTTCAATTTGTTTAGCGGTACCACAAACCGCCGGTGGGTGCGATGCCCACACTAACCACTTAAGGAGTTGAGTATGTCAGAAGAAAGCAAAGCCCCCTACGTACTTTTTCAAATGTGCGATAAAACATTCACGCTATCACACCCCAAGTTTGCACAAGACAGGACCAAAACTTCTGGACTTCCTACTGATGTAAACTCGCTCAAGATATTCGACGCCGCTTGCCTCGCGACTAAATTCTTTCGTGACGTGGAGTTTGCTAAGCGCACAGAGAACGTGATCTTCACTTATACTAAAGACTATCGCGTCGACATCCTTCGCAAAATTAGCGACGAGATTGTTGAGCGCGTGACTAAAAGAAATCCCGTGATGATTAAAGCTTACCGCACTTTCAACCCATGGTCGGCGGCGATTGCCATGACTAAGAAGAGTGAGCCCGGAGTGATCTACATTAACACACGTAAGATCGCGCGCAGAGATGAAGCCGACTACATCAATACTCTAGTCCATGAGTTCATGCACATCGTTGGTTATTCACATGGATCCAATAGCCCCAAGGGCAAAGAAGATTCAGTGCCATACCGCATGGGAAGTATCGCAGAGGATTGGGCACGCGAGTCCTTTTCAATCTAATGCACGGGCAGATTATTGCCAACCCCTTTGGCACTGGCTTTGCCATGGTTTGGTTTATCCCTATCTGCGAGAACGGTTGTTGCTTGGCCCCTATTGGAGTGAGATTTAATGTTGATTGATTTTTTCTATGATTTTGAAAGTAGAAGCATGCTTGATCTGCGCAAGTGCGGAGTGACTAACTATGCCACGCACCCAAGCACTGAAGCCACGCTTCTCACTTGGTGCTTTGGGCGCACAGGCCAGGTTAAATACTGGCGCTATGGGCAGCCCATTCCACCAGAGATCATGAACGTAGCGAAGAACCCGCATCTATTTAACATGGTGGCGTTCAATCTTTCCTTCGATTACATGATCTGGATTAACGTGTTCGCTCGCCTATTCGACGGGCAGCTCGTTCGTCCGAACATTAAGAACCTATCAGACGCAGCAGCACTGGCAAGTAACTATCGAGCAGGAAACTCACTCGATGCCGTAGCACAAATGATGAACCTCCCCATCTCGAAGGACAAAGAGGGACGTCGAATAATGCTCAAGCAGTGTAAGCCAAACTCAAGAGGCGTATTTCCAGAGCTAACAGAGGACGAGTGGAAAAAGTTTATTCACTACGGCATGCTTGATACTCGCATCCTGAGAGACGTTTACTACATGATGCCACCACTTCCAGTAGGAGAGCGCTGGTGCTGGGAGTGGACCTTTAATCAAAACAATAAAGGTATCCGCCTTGACATGGATTTGGTTCATGAACTTAAGTCAATAGTCGACGAGCACTTGGCAGTACTTGAGCGAGAGTTCGATCACTGCGTTTCCTATCAAGTAAAGATGGGCTCGCCCAAGCGCATTGATTTCTTTGCTCAGTGGATTCCAGGGCTCAAGTCTATGGACGCAGAGAACGTGCGAGACATCTTGGAAGGGGAAGTCTCACAGACTCTCCCTCCGCACATCCTGCGCGCTGTGGAGATTATTTCCTTAGCAGGATCCAGCTCGATTAAAAAACTTCAAGTCGCTTTGATGCAGAACTTTGCAGGCAGATACTATCAAACGCTTGCTTACTCGTTCACACAAACAAAGCGATTCGCGGGCAGAGGGATTCAGATTCATAACTTCCCACGCAGCGAAGAGAAGCCCGTCGATATCCTACCAGATTGTAACGTCCACGACCTAGCAAGTGAAGTGCGCAGGCGCAGAGCTGAAGGACTTAAAGACCCTATTGGTTTTGTCGTTAACTTACTTCGACGTATATGGGTGCCCGACCACGGCACTGCTTTCTACGGCGGTGACTTCTCTAAGATTGAACCCACGACTTTGTTCTGGCTTCTAGGCATGGGCCCTATACCAAAGAAGTGGTATGAAGAAATGGCCGCTGCGATTTATGGCATCGATGCCTCACAGATTAGCAAAGACTCTGATGAAAGACAGATCGGAAAGAAAGCAGCGCTCTCATGTAACTATGGCTCAGGCTGGAAATCATTCCGCGATCAAGTGAAGAAAGACGTGGGCCTTGTGATTAGTAAAGAGCTCGCTAAGAAATCAGTGCGAGCGTTCCGTAAGAAGTACACCCAGATCAAACAATTCTGGGATGATTTAGAGACAGCATTTATCGGAGCACTTCGCGGTAAACCTGTGGCGCTTTGCGATGGCAAGGTCCACTTTATGCCCATGGTATCCGAGCAGGGCAGTGGAGTAAAGGTAAGGCTACCGTCAGGAAACTATCTATATTACCATGGCGCTCAAGTAAAGATGGTCATGGAGAATTTAAGAGACGAAGACGATGAGATTATTTACGACGCTTATGGCAAAGCTAAAACAATCATGCGCCAAAAAATTACTTACAAGTCCGATGAGAGTGGAAGGATTGTTGATAAAGTAATCTATGGCGGGTTAATCTGTGAGAACGTCGTTTCAGCTACGGCCAGGGATGTTTTAATTCCATCGATGTTTAGACTCGAGCAGCATGGCTTCAAGGCTATCTGCTCTGTCCACGACGAAGTATGGGGACTAGGCGCACCAGGAAGAATAGACGACTTCATCAGCGTGATGTGCGAGCGTCCCTTCTGGTGCCAAGACATGGATATATCCGCCGATGGCGGTGAGGGAGTGAGGTACTTAAAATGATTTCAAAAACAATAGGCAAAGCAATCAAGGTCGAGCGTGAAAGAAGAGGACTGTCACTGGCTCAGATGGCAGAGCAAGTCGGAGAATCAAAGAGCCAGCTTCATAGAATCGAAGCCGGTAAAGGATTTTCTGTCGAACACATATCGTGGATACGACACATTCTTGGCATCGACTTAAACAAAATTGTAGACAACTACGGAGGGGATTACCATGGGCCAGCAGACATCAGCGACTTCATCTAAGAAGAAACGCAAAGCCACCAGCGGAGCTGGGGCGAGACAGAAAGGCTTGAGCTTTGAGCGCAACATTGCCAATGAGCTTGGACATATTTTTCCAGAAGCCAAGCGCCACCTTGAATCGCAGTCTGATGAAGCGGCTAAGGGCGTCGACATCAGCAACACCGGAGTATTTAATATTCAGTGTAAGTTTCACCAAGCATATAAAAATCCTTCTGAAGTTTTGAGAATCAAAGCAGACGAAGGCGAGATACCAGTCCTAGTAACTAAAGCGAACGGACGGGAGCCAATGGCCGTAATGCCTTTCAGTAAGTTTGTCACCCTTGCCGAGATAGCTTACGGCCTGTCTCCTCGCTTCAGAGAGTTCGAGGAGCCAGAGCACAGAACGAAGATCGACTTCACTAAGATGCTCAAAGACCCCAAGTGCGTGACAAGTTTACCGGAACCCGAGCCAGTAGAAGACGCTGAGTGGGAAGAAGTCGAGAGTCCTTTTAAAAAGATAGAACCAGTAGGCACCATATGTGGCTTCCCCGTATACATCGACGAATCTCTTTCCCCTAAAGAGGCGGCGACGGAAAGCGCAGATGGTACTCAAAAAAGGCTAATCACTTTTTCAGAGAACAGTGATGTGTTCAACGTACTCACCTATCATCTTGATCAATGCGAGAAAGACGATATGTTTACTGCTTCTAGAATCCTTGCATCCTCAAATGTGTGGGAAGTTTTTAAGCGAGTAACAGAAAACAAAACGGACACTCAAGAAGAGACAGTTCCGGATTTAGCTAATTTTATTTAAGAAGAATAAAGATAGGTGACACTATGGATTTGAAAGCAATTCGCGTCGTGCCCGGCGCAAAGTCAAGCCACGACTGGAACGGTTCAGAAGAGAAGTCGAAGCTGTTTAGCTACTTCGATTTATGGAAGCGAAAAATTCCCGCAGTTGGTATTCCCGCTAAGCCCAATGGTCTTGTGATAATCGACGTGGATGCAGCAAGCACCGGCGGGCATAAGAAAGATGGCAGAGAATGGTGGATCCAATTCGCAGAGAAAGAAGGTATTCCGCCTACGTACACAGTCACAACTCCAAGTGGTGGCTGGCACATGTACTTCAAACTCCCCCCATCAATAAACCCCCAAGGATTCCAACCACCAAAAGAGCTGGCACCTGGCGTGGATATCATTTGGAGTGGATGGGTTTCTGCACCACCAACGCCTGACTACAATGTCGTCGGCAACATGACGATCGCAGACATTCAGGTAGTGCCGCCGACTCTATTTGCAGAAATAGAAAAGGTACGCCAGACCGCTACGACTAGGCAGTTTGATAGTGGCGGCGTGATCACTCAGCATTTCCACACACGCTTCACACCAGAGCAACTAAGAGAGCTTGAGCTTCACCTTCAGTGGGTACAGACAAACGGAAGCCCGTCCTATGCTGAATGGCGTGACGGTCTCTTCGCGCTTAGAGCAGGCATTGACGATGAGGAGCTCTTAGAAAAGTTCGTCCACATGTGGTCGATGAACCAATCATACATGCCAGGCGATGAAGAGAAAGGAATGCAGATCGCTCACATGTCAGACCCGCATGGTCCTGTAGGACCGGGGACAATCTTTGCGATCGTAAAAGAAATGAAGATGCGAGCAAGCGCTCCGACTTCAGTAACCGCGCTGACAGTCAACGACATCTTTGCTAAGGCGAACGTCGATTTAGATTTTGATAAGAAAGGACAGATCAAAGTTACGTGCAATGAGACTAATGTATTTGGGCTTTTAAACGTAATCATCCCTCCGGAAGATTTGTACCTGGACACGCGCACCGATCTTGCCATGTACAAGGGGCGCTCTGTTGGCGACGATATCCTTTTAAACACTGCGCTCCCCATGTTGCAATCAACGCACGCAGGGCTTGGGCTTCAGAACTTTAAAGCGAGCGTAGTCAAGCAGGGCATCGAGCTATTACTACATCGAAGAAGGCACGACCCTCATGCGGAAATGGTTGCCACTGCAGTATGGGATGGAGTCCCTAGAGTAGAAAACTTTTGGACTACTTACTGCGGAGTTGATCAAAGCCCTTACGTTCAAAGAGTCGCTAAAAACTTTTGGGTGGCTCTTGCTGCCAGAGCAATGAACCCAGGCTGTAAGTTTGACAACATGGTAATCATCGAAGGGTGGGAAGGCTTAAAGAAGTCGACGCTTCTTAAGGCCATAGCCGGAAACTATATCTATGAAGTCGGTAATCGGAAAGCTTTCCAGGACGTCGATGATCTTAGAAAGATGCATCAGTCTGTGATCACTGAATTGCCCGAGCTCATCGGTCTCCAAGGTGAAGAGGGCAACGTCGTGAAGAACTTTCTCGCCCGTCCAGTCGACGTGGTTCGAGACCTATTCGTGAAGCGCCCATCTCAACGCCGTAGAAGTTTTGTATGCGTGGGCACAACCAATGCCTACAAGTACCTGGACCACGACATGGGATCTCGCCGCTACTGGCCCATATTCATTAAGAGAAGCGAGCAAGGCATTGACATCGATGCAGTCGTCAGAGACCGCCAGCAGCTATTTGCGGAAGCCAGAGAGCTATTTAATATGGGCTATGAGTTCTGGTTTATGCCTGATGATTTACTGACGCCCGTCGTTCAGCTTCGCGTGGTCCACGACCCCATGGCTTCTGTTGCCAGAGATTGTTTGGCATCCGGACATAGCGTGAGGGCCTTAGATGTATTCAAGATCGCCCAGCAATTACAGATCGTGGGCAATGTCCTTGACCGCAGAGCTCTAGGTAGAATCATGGCAGCGCTTCAGGCAGCGGGTGGCGTGGCATTCAATGAGGGTGGCGAGGAATATTTTAAGAGAGTCGATGTAAGCTTGGATAATTTTGTTTAACCCCCTTCAAAGGAGACAGGGATGATGACTATAGAACAAATTGCAAACGTATGCCACCAAGTAAATAAAGCCTTTTGTGCTTCGATTGGGGATTTGTCCCAACCGGAATGGGAGCTCGCGCCAGAGTGGCAGAGAAATTCCGCGATCAACGGGGTCAAAGCACATCTTGATTCTGGCTTGACTATGCTTCCGGAAGATAGCCATAAGTCGTGGATGGAAGAAAAGGTGAGGGATGGCTGGGTTTACGGGCCCGTAAAAGACGCAGTAAAGAAAGAGCACCCGTGCATGATGCCTTATCACGATCTTCCAGTAGAGCAGCGGACGAAGGATTATTTGTTTCGTGAAGTAGTTCACACCTTAGTGAAAATGAATACGGTTTTTAACAGAGGGTAGGTTTGAAGGTGCAGTCGCGAAAGGCATTTAGATTGTCGGGATTGAGGAGACACCCTAGATGAAGCTTTCGCGACCGCACCCAAAATATACTTCCTCTTACACTTATTGCCAATACGAAAATAACCGCTACGATATTATTTATCACCAACCACCAGACTAGTTTTGGCAGGGGTTGTCGTTGCGGCAGTACTGCATGATTTCGCCTTGAGCTTCTGGCAAGGTCTCGCCACCCGCAGGCGGGCATAGCCGTAGGTTGAATCGGTGCCATCAAATCGACGATGGAATCTCCTAGAAGTGCCGACCCTGCACTTTAATTGAGCCAAGGGTCTTTATTCAATCCAGAATTGATCAAGCGTAAAATTCGGGCAGCTCTTGTGTGGATCCAGATTGGTGTGTAAATACACGTCCTCTGGGCGCAGGCCATACTTCTTTAATAATCGTAGCACTAAATCCCTAGCCGCATTAAACTGAGGAGAATGGAAATCTTTGAAGACATTCCCACCCAGACAAATGCCGATACTATTAGCGTTATGGCCATAGCAGTGGGCCCCGATCTCCTGTTCGTCCCGTCCGACTTCTACCTCTCCGTCCCTACGAATGTAAAAGTGGTAGCCCACGTCCTTCCATGCTTTACCAAAAGTCTTATAGTCGCCCCAGCGAAACGCCTGGCCTTTTGGAGCTACGTGCAAGTCGCGGACTGAATCAATCGAATCCTGCCACGATACATCTGAAGCTGAGCAGTGGAGGACGATCTTATTAACTAGTCTTTTTTTCATTCTTAACCCTGTCGATAATAAGCTGGATTAGCCTGGCAGTCTTAGTATCTTTGTTCGCTAAAGCCGTTGTCTTTTGTGTTTCCAAATTCGATAAGCTCTGAGACTTCTCGTCCAGCTTCTTTGTCTTCGCCACACAAATTCCTTTTGATGCGGTCTAGGGCCTTCACGTTTGGGCGTACAGAAAGCGCAATGTCGGACTGGTTAAATCCCGCAAGCCCTTCGCAATCGCTTAACGGACCATCCTCGGCTTCACTGAGTGCAGTCCAGTTGTTGGCGTTAAATAGACGGCAGCGGCAGCGCTCAAACTTGATAGAAATATCGCAGAGTTTTACGGTAGGTATTTGATATCGGCGGACGTCACGACAAACGATTGTCTTACAGCCTGCCCAGAAGATCATCAACAGCATCATTATAAGCTTGCTCATCGTTTGCCTCACTTGCAGTTTTAATCTTAAGTAGCAGGATATGCCCTTCGCGCACGTCGAATCTATAGCCAATGTTGACGGCGATTGATTGAAAGATCGGCGTGATAGTTTTGTCGAAGGCTTTACCTACGAACCAAGAAACAATCTTAGTAAGAAATCCCTGGCCCAGCTTTGTGTTGATGAATGCAATGGCAAGGCGTTCAAGATTAGCCTCAACCCACTCCAAAACTTTTTTAACTAGCTGATATCTTTTTTCTGATTTCATATGAAAAGAGAGGGACCGAAATCCCTCCCGAGCTCCGATTAAATTTTGATCTTGATTGAACGAATTACGCCTTTGAGCGTAGCGGCAATAGCCTTCTGGTCGCCCGGAATGATTTCTTCGAGCTTATCAATCGCTTTATCGAGGAAAGGTAGAAACTCTACTTTACCCTTGATTGATAGTTCGAGGGATCCAATCTTTCCCACGTGAACGGCTTTAGCCTCACCAACCAAAGACTCGTCTTCGATCTTAAGTGACTTTTCCTGGACTTCAAAACCAACTAATTCTTTATCGCTCATTTCTGCCTCTCTGGTTATTTAAGAGCGTTTCAAGCATGAGTGCTTGATGCTGCTCGACCCGTTTAATGTTATCGTTCATTTGACTATTTATCAAATTTTGTTTTTCGACGAGATGGATGATCTGTTTACTCTGCTGCTCCGAATAGGAATTGATGTGCGCCTTGATCTCCATGGTCTGCCAAGGGAGAAAGAGTGAGTACCAGAGAACTATCGTCACCGATGCAATAGGAATCATCACCAGAATCAACGGCCATTTAATCCAGATCGGTGTGTTTTCCCAAGCCCATTTAAGTGGTGCCGTTAAAATTACGCTCATACTAAACTAACTCCTCCGATATATTTCCGATCAACCACTTTGCGAATCTTGGGATATGTGACCACCATGAGGTCATAACTTTAAGCCCAT